CTATCGGTTGTAGTCGTTGTAGTCGGTGCTGAAGTAGTCGTAGTAGTCGTAGTAGTCGTTGGACTATCGGTTGTAGTCGTTGTAGTCGGTGCTGAAGTAGTCGTAGTAGTCGTTGGACTATCGGTTGTTGTTGTAGTAGTCGTTGTCGTTGGACTAGCGGTTGTAGTCGTTGTGGTTGGTGCTGAAGTCGTTGTAGTTGGTTCTGAAGTCGTTGTTACAAAAGAATAACAAGGAGATTCAAAAAACTCATAAAACTCAGTTCCATCATCAGTAGGAGAATCACAAATACATGATGGGTTACAATCACTAAGTTGATACCAATAGCCTCCTGGCCCCAACCATTCCCAAGTACAACCACCAAAACATGTTGTTGTTTCAGTACACACACCGTCTTTACATCTATATGGTGCAACACACACATTCCCACATGATCCACAATTATTATCATCAGACGATCCAGGGTTTCCTAGATTCCAATAGTCAAGAGAAATTGATCCATAAATACCATCATTATTAAGATCGCAACAGACCGTACCTTCTGGCACTGAATCGCCACAAGATGCACAGTTTTCATTTGTTCCTAATGTAATACAATTTCCATAACAACAAACTTCCCCTTCTGCACAAATTATTCCACAACCACCACAATTATTATTGTTAGAAAGCAAATCTGTGCATGATAATCCACCACCAGTAAGATTAGGACAACAATCTTCAAAAGGTGCTTCTAAACATGCATCTCCACACCCGCTACAATTATATCGATCTTTAGGTCTACAATATCCAGAACAATTCCATTCTCCAGGAGCACAAGGATTTGAAGTAGTTGTAGTTGTAGTAGTGGTATTAGTAGTAGTGGGTTGTGGTGTGGTTGGATCTGGAGGTTCTGATGTAAGTGGTGTTCCAGTGGTAGAAGAAGTACCAGTGGTAGAAGAAGTACCAGTGGTAGAAGAAGTACCAGTGGTAGAAGAAGTACTAGTGGTAGAAGAAGTACTAGTTGTTGGTTCTTGAGTTGTAGTTGGGTATATACAAGGATAAGATACGACTTGATTTTCCGTTCCGTTAAAACTAGGAAATCCTTCATATGAACAAAGACATGTGCCATCTTGTGGGCACGAAGATGTCTTTCTCCATGATGTAAAGTAGCCTGGTTCTCCGTAGCCCAAATTCCAGGTCCAACTACAAGAAGATGATGTGCATGTACTAAAATCTCCATAAACCTTTAATTCTTCATTTGTTTCCCAATTTAAACTTCCATCTTTTTCTATTGCCGTATAAGAACAATCACCAAAAAGAAAAATCTCACCTTCATAAGATGGATTAATGCCCAAACTTAGTGGATCAATACAATTAGGCATTTTTAACCCTTAAGAATTGGGTTATTGTTTTTAGATTGAAAGAAATTCATTTTGTACAAACCCATTTGTGTATATGTAAGTACACTCGTTGCTATTTAATACAGTATATTCAACAGCAACAATAGTGTCATTTGTGTAAATAATTTCATTCTGCATTAGTTGTTTCCTTTTTATTCCTTTTAAGTTCATGTAGCTCTCTAGTGTTCAACAATATCTGATTAAGTATGCCCATAGTATTTTCTTGGCTTTTAACCACACTTTCTAGTCCATTTTCTAATCTATCTATAAATTTAATGTGTCTATCATGCAAAGGGAGGATAATCTTTTCGCCTAACCAATTTGCTGCTTTATAGGTTGTCCAAACAAAGAATATTAAGAAACTACAAGAAACACCCAATCGTTCAACTAATAGGACAATTTCTTTTTCATCCATTGTTCTAACCCCCAAATAATGTAGTTGTGCCTACATTAAATTACACCTGTGACACCAACTTCTGTGGCATTCTCTACCACCTTTCTTTTTTCTGCATATATACCAGCTAAAACTGAGCGAGCTTGTCCATATTCTAGTAGAACACCAGTCATTTCTTCTATAGACGAGAAAATAACAGGTGTATTATCCATGCTAATTAGGTGTGGAAGTTCTAGGCCCAATGCTGCTGCCTCTTTTGCAAGAGAAAACACGCCCACAAGAAGTGCAACATCAGAGGGAGAAATGCCTAAACGATAGCCACGACCAGAATCCCAACCAACTTTTTCTAAAGCTGCCCATTCATTATCTATATTTTGGAATGACCATGCCTTTGCTTGAGATAGAGCATCTGGAGGTGCAGCAGCTATATAATCCCATGTTTGATCAGATAGTTTAGTTATAAATTTGCCAATTTCTGAGTCAAGTAAAACTGGCATGGTTATATTTCTTGAAACACCATCTGAATTTGTTTTAATTAGATTAATGTTGTATATGTCCTCTGTTGCTATTCCAGAGTTATCTATCCTATTTGTCAGTATGATACTTAAGCTTAACATTTTTGCTCCTATGCTTTTATGATGAAATTAACAACTATCGCTGGTGGAATAATCCCGAATGCAGTTCCACCTCCAGTACTAGAATTAGTAACTGTATGATTATGATTGGAACTTTCAACACCAGTAGTAGTACCATGAATATGACCTTGATGAGCACCTTGCGTATTAGGAGTTCCGTTAGCACTTCTGTTAGCACCATCCCTTAAACCATATGATCCAGATGAACCAACATTTCTTCCCCAACCATGCGTGTGGTCAACAGATACTGTACCACTTGTTCCTGAGTGTGTATGATTTGCAGTTTGTGTTCCTACTGTTGTAGCATGAGTATGAGAAGCCATGTTAGCTTCAGATAAAGTAACTGTTTCTGCTCCTACATTTGAACCCAAAGTTCTAGTAGTTAAAGAAGTTCCTGTTCCTGCACAAATTGGAATTCTACCTCTCATATCAGGCAAAGTAAAAGTATCGTTAGAATTTCCAGAACCATAAGTAGTTCCAATTACTTTAAATAAATCGCCATAAGTCTTTCTGCTAATAGCACTTCCATTGCATAAAAGCCATCCGTTAGGAACTACAGATCCAGCAAAAAATCTTATAACACCAATAGGAGTAAAAGATGATTGCAAGCCTTGAAACGAACTTCCTTTTGGGGAGTTGGTTGGTATCATGCTGTAAGAAAAAGATCCAGCCAATTGCTCACCTATATTTTAATAATGAAATTAACAACTATTGACGGAGGCATAATTCCAAAAGCTGTTCCACTTCCAGTATTTGAGTTTGTTACTGAGTGTGTGTGATTAGCACTTTCTGTTCCTGTTGTAGTAGCATGAGTATGATTTTGCTGAATGCCACCAGTACTAGGTTGACCAGAACTACTAGCTGTTCCTGAGTCCATTAATCCGTAAGAGCCAGATGTACCCGCAGTATGACTAAAGTTGTGTACATGATTTGCACTTTCACCACCACTTGTTCCTGTGTGTGTATGCGTAACACTTTCTGTTCCAACCGTAGTTGCATGTGTGTGAGAAGGCAAGTTAGTTTCGGCCAATGTAGCTGTTTCTGCACCAAAAGTTGCTGCTAATGTCCTTGTGGTTAAACTAGAACCAGAACCAACACCAATAGGTAGTCTTCCTCTCATGTCTGGTAAAGTAAATGTGCTATTAGAATTACCAACGCCATAAGTAGTGCCTATGACTTTAAACAAATCACTAAAAGCTACCCTACTAACAATACTTCCATCACAAATTAACCATCCGATTGGAGCAACAGAACCAGCAAACATTTCTATTATACCAGTCGGTATGATTGGTGTTTTTATAGGCTCAAATGAACTTCCCTTTGGAGAGTTAGTAGGCATCGAATTATAAGAAAAAGATCCAGCCAATTTTTCACCTATATTTTAATAATAAAATTAACGGCTATTGATGGTGGCATAATACCAAATGGTGTTCCACTACCTGTGTTTGAATTAGTAACACTATGTGTATGTGTAGCACTTTGAGTTCCAAATGTGGTTGAATGAGTGTGACCAACAGAATTCCCACCTGTTTGTGGTGTTCCCGAACTACTAGCAGTAAGCGAATCTATAATCCCAACTTGTGAACCAGTAGTTCCTATAGGTTTGTTATAACTATGTGTATGATTTACGCTTTGATCACCGCTTGTTCCTGTGTGAGTATGATTAGCACTTTGTGTTCCAACTGTAGCGGTATGGGTATGTGGTGGAAGATTTGTTTGTGCTAATGTTACTGTCTCTGCACCCAAATTCGCCCCTAAAGTTCTAGTGGTAAGCGATGTGCCTGTTCCAGCACCGATAGGTAATCGCCCTCTCATATCTGGTAATGTAAATGTAGTATTAGAATTACCAGCCCCATATGTAGTTCCTATTACTTTAAATAAGTCGTCATAAGTCCTTCTACTAACAGTACTTCCGTCACATATTAGCCAGCCATTTGGAGCAGTAGAACCAGCAAACATTTGAATGATACCAGATGATATAAAAGTGTCTTGAACTGCTTGAAACGCAGAACCCTTTGGCGAATTACTTGGTATCATGCCATAGTTAAACGCTCCAGCCATTAATAGCTTCCCCCCATTACACAAACTTGCAATGCGGTAGTACTAGCAGTAGTAGTAACACTAACAGAGGCAAAAAGCTTAAATGTAGATGGTAAAACAAGAGGGTTGGCAAAAGTCAAAGTAGTTGTAAATCCAGCTACAGTAGTGGATGGAGTTACAGCAGTCACAAGTATTTCTGTAAACAAATAAGCTGTAGTTCCATCCCATACCCATATGCCTACGATATTGCCAGCAGTCGCAGAAGTAAAAGAGGTGGAGCAAGCATTAACTTGAATTGAATCAATTCTTAATCCATTAGTAGAAGTTGGTACAACCTCTACAATATTTGCTGCTGCAAGACTAGCAGTTGCTGTTGGGCCTCTAGTGGTACAAGCTGTTTGTGCTGCAAGAGTTTTTGCAACAAAGTATGGTGCTTGAGCAAAGATAGGCGTTGATGTGACTGGCATTATAAACCTCCAAAGTTGTTAGCTAAGAAAACATTGCTTGCTGCTGATGGGGCGGTTGACCAAGACAATACGCCAGCACCACTAGTAATTATTACTCCACCATTAGCACCATCTGTAGTTGGCAAAGTCCATATTACATTACTTGCTATATTATCTCCAGCTTTAAATCCTACATAGTTTGTTCCATTAGCTGCTAGTTCATAGAACCTTAATTCGCTTGTATTGCCAGCAGAAGTATTAAAAGGAGTTAGATTTAAAGACCTTGCTAAATATAGTGAGTAGTTACTATCAACATAAAGTAGCTTAGTTTCACCAAAGTTTTGTATTCTGAATAGATCTCCTGACTGAGAAGAAGAGCCTCGTATAACTATACCAACGCCAGCATCGGTTCCTGTTAGAACACGAAGTGCATAGGCGTTAGTTAAAGTTAGATTAGTTCCAGCAATAGGAGCAGAATCAATCTGTATTGTTGCAGCATTTGTAAATGTACTCGCACTTACCGCACTATAAGTTGGGGCAGATATTTTTATTGCTCTTTGAGAACTTAAAAAACCAGCGGAAAATTGAACGGTTCTATTAAGATTTAGAAAAACATCGCTATATTCTGTAGCTGCTGTCAAAGCAGTATGATTAGGAGCAGTAACTGTAACTGAAGAAGGCTGTGTTCCTGTGCCAACAGTAGGACTTATAGCAAGCACTGGAGTAGTTACTGTTGTGCCATTAAAAGTAAAGCTTGAAGATCCAGCAGCAGCATTGCTTCCGTCTTTGTAGACAACCTGATTTGCTGATCCAGCAACTGGGCCAGTTAAACCTTGTAGTCCTTGGTTTCCTTGAGAACCTTGATCTCCTTGATTCCCTTGACCTTGATCACCTTGCGAGCCTTGGTAACCTTGATCTCCCTGCCATCCCTGATCTCCCTGATGACCTTGCCAACCTTGATGCCCTTGATCGCCCTGTTCACCCTGCCAACCTTGATTGCCCTGATGACCTTGGTCGCCCTGTTCTCCTTGGTATCCCTGATAACCTTGCCAGCCATACATACCTTGATCACCTTGTGACCCTTGCCATCCTTGCCAGCCATACATACCTTGATCGCCTTGATTTCCTTGATAACCCTGCCATCCATAGTTGCCTTGATCACCTTGATTTCCTTGTAATCCTTGTTCACCTTGCCATCCATAATTTCCTTGATCACCTTGATTTCCTTGATCACCCTGATTACCATAATTACCTTGATTTCCTTGTTCGCCTTGTGAACCTTGTTCTCCTTGATTTCCTTGGTTTCCTGTTCCAGTTACACCTTGAAAACCTTGTCTTCCTTGAAAACCTTGGTTACCTTGATTTCCAATAATGCCTTGTAACCCCTGATTTCCTTGGAAACCTTGTCTTCCTTGATATCCTTGTTCTCCTTGAAAGCCTTGATTGCCAACAATTCCTTGAAAACCTTGTCTTCCTTGAAAACCTTGAAATCCTTGAGATCCTTGAGATCCTTGAACTCCTTGTTCTCCTTGAAATCCTTGATTACCTTGATTGCCTTGATAACCTTGATAGCCCCTAAAGCCTTGATATCCTTGAGATCCTTGAGATCCTTGATATCCTTGAGATCCTTGAAAGCCTTGAAAGCCTTGATTTCCAGTTCCAGTTAAACCTTGAAAACCTTGTCTACCTTGAGAACCTTGATTGCCTTGATTGCCTGTTAAACCTTGAAAACCCTGTCTGCCTTGAAATCCTTGATTCCCTATTGATCCTTGAAAACCTTGTCTGCCTTGATTTCCAGTACTTCCAGATAAACCTTGATCGCCTTGATTTCCTGTTGCTCCAACAACTCCTTGATTGCCTTGAAATCCTTGTGAACCTACATCTCCTTGATCTCCTTGGTTTCCTTGATTTCCTTGATCTCCTTGACTTCCCTGATAACCTTGATTGCCTTGATTGCCTTGATATCCTTGGTCGCCCTGATTGCCTTGATCTCCATAAAATCCTTGATTACCCTGCGATCCTTGATCTCCTTGTTCTCCTTGGTTACCTTGCGACCCTTGATCACCTTGATCGCCTTGATCGCCTTGATCCCCTTGACTTCCTTGATATCCTTGAAAACCTTGAAAACCAGTTAAACCTATTTCTCCTTGAAAACCTTGATTGCCCTGATCGCCCTGTTGTCCTTGTTCACCTTGAAATCCTTGATCACCTTGATTTCCTTGAAATCCTTGTTCCCCAACAATTCCTTGAAAACCTTGATCACCTTGATTACCCTGCAATCCTTGCAATCCTTGTGGTCCAGCAACACCTAGTCCAACCCAACCAGTATCGTTGTAAACCCATGTCTTACCATCGAATGTATAAGTGTCATTATTATCGGGATTAATAGGAAAATTTATTGGCATATTGCATATATCCTAAGTTTTTATTATGTAGTTTAATGCTATGCTTGGTTGCATGTTATCATGCGAATAACCACCACCAGTATTGTTGGCATTGCTTATATATGGCGTAAATGTATGGGTATGATCAATGCTAGGACTATCTCCAACCGTACAGTATTGTCCATACTCTGAACCACCAGACACTATAAGTCTTCCTTGATAACCACCACCAAGATTAGCAAATCCATAAGCACCTCTTCCTATTTGACCACCTCCAGCAACCCAAACCGCAGAGTGTGAATGCACTTGATTAGCAGACATACCACCAGTGCTACCACCATATACAGCATTAGGATGAGTATGTGCTGGTATTTGAGATGAATTTAAAGTGACTGTTTCTGTACCTATTTTAACAGCCAATCCCCTATTCGTAAGACCAACACCAGTTCCAACACCAATTATTGTTCTGCCTCTTAAGTCTGGTACTCCAAATGTGCTACCATTTCCTGCACTATATGTTGTTCCAATTACAGTAAATAATGCAGCATAAGTAGTTCTAGAATAAGTATTTGTACCATCACATAATAACCATCCAGCAGGAGCAGTAGTACCAGCAAAAGCAATTATTGATCCTGTTGGATTCGAGCTAACTGCTGGCGAGCTAGTCCAAGTAGAGCCATTGCTTGTAAGAACATTCCCACTTGTTCCAGCAGAAGTAAGCCCAGTTCCACCAGAACCAACAGCAAGAGTAGTCGATAGACCACCAGCAGTAATTGAACTTTGATTTATCCAAGATGGAGCAGATGAACCATTTGATTTTAAAACTTGATCACTAGTTCCTGCTGCTAAAATTGCTGTTGAACTTGTTCCAGATTGATATGGAATACCACCTATAGAACCACCAGAAATATTTATTGCTGTTGTAGCTACACCAGTAGTATTTTGATTAAGCGTAGGTATATCGGCAGGAACTAAAGATCTAAAAGATGGAACACCAGTAGAACCATTTGGGGAAGCAAGTACAGTATTTCCAGATTGATTTACAAATGTAACTGTGAAAGTTCCAGCATTTATAACTGGCGATCCAGAAACATTGAATATGGCTGGTGCAGATAATGATACAGAAGTCACAGAACCACTAGATTGAAAACCTTGGTTTCCTTGATTGCCTTGATTGCCTTGAAAACCTTGATTTCCATTATTTCCAGCCGATCCCTGTGATCCAGTACCACCAGATAAACCCTGATTACCTTGGTAGCCTTGATTACCAAGTATTCCTTGAAATCCTTGTCTGCCTTGAAAACCTTGATCACCTTGTAAGCCTTGATTTCCTTGAGATCCTATCGTTCCAACAGTTCCTTGAAATCCTTGATTACCTTGATTTCCTTGAAAACCTTGAGATCCAGTTATACCCTGTCTTCCTTGATTGCCTTGGTTTCCTTGAGGTCCAACAGAACCTTGAATACCTTGATTTCCTTGGTTACCTTGAGATCCAATAGATCCTTGAACTCCTTGACTTCCTTGACTTCCTTGACTTCCTAAAATACCTTGAAATCCTTGTGGTCCTCTTACAAGACTCACATTCTGCCAATATACTGGAGATGAACCAGTATAAATCAAACCATCGCCTATAGATGCTGTGCCACCAGTTGGATTAGGACATGCCTGAGTAGCTGTTCCTTGATTTACATTTGTGACAATCCACATATCACCTAAAGATGCACCAGCAGTTTCATTGTTAAATATGTTTTCCCATGTTTCTGAACCTTGAATGGTTACGCCAGAACCAGATGTTCCTTGATAGCCTTGATAGCCTTGATAGCCTTGATTTCCTTGATCACCTTGCTCTCCTTGGTATCCTTGATTTCCTTGAAAACCTTGGTTTCCTTGAAAACCTTGATCGCCTTGTTCTCCTTGATCACCTTGATTTCCTTGATCTCCTTGAAATCCTTGATACCCTCTAATTCCTTGATAACCTTGTTCTCCTTGATTACCTTGTTCGCCTTGTTCTCCTTGTTCTCCTTGATTTCCTTGAAATCCTTGATCACCTTGCAGTCCTTGATTACCTTGTTCGCCTTGAAAACCTTGATAACCTTGATCGCCTTGATATCCTTGATCCCCTTGATCTCCTTGATAACCTTGATCGCCTTGATAGCCAATTTCTCCTTGATAGCCCTGATCGCCTTGATAACCTTGTTCTCCCTGATCTCCTTGAACCCCTTGAGATCCTTGAAGACCCAAATCTCCTTGGTATCCTTGATAACCTTGATTTCCTTGTTCGCCTTGGTTCCCTTGTTCACCTTGGTATCCTTGTTCTCCTTGGTATCCTTGGAAACCTTGATTTCCTTGAAAACCTTGTTCTCCTTGATTTCCTTGATCTCCTTGATTACCCTTTTGAACCAATAAAGTCCATCCGTTGTTTGGAGGTGTCGCTCCCAAAGACCAACTTCCAACATTGGTCAATTGATACAATGATCCTTGATAAGTAGCAGCATCATTTAAAACATAGGTAGTTAAAGCAGACCATGTGCCAGTATAAGTATAAGGCACATCTCCCTGATAGCCTTGGTATCCTTGATAACCTTGATTTCCTTGTTCTCCCTGATAGCCCTGATTTCCTTGAAATCCTTGTTGTCCTTGGTATCCTTGTTCACCCTGATAACCTTGATCTCCCTGCGATCCTATGCCACCCTGATCTCCCTGTTCTCCTTGAAAACCTTGCAACCCTTGTTCGCCCTGTTCTCCTTGAAAACCTTGAAAACCAGCACCTTGAAAACCTTGTTCTCCTTGATTTCCTTGTACGCCTTGTGTGCCTTGAGTTCCTTGACTTCCTTGGAAACCAGCACCTTGAAATCCTTGTTCGCCTTTTGCACCTACAAATTGAACCCACTGTGAACTATCTGTATCTACAACATATATGTAAAAAATACCAGTTGATGTATCTATCCAAAGATCGCCAGCAGTTGGCGATAATGGAGCAGTTGGACTTGCAGTATAGACACCCCTATTTATGCCTTGATAACCCTGTTGCCCCTGTTCTCCCTGATACCCTTGATATCCCTGATAGCCAGTATCACCCTTATCACCAGTTCTTGCAAAGGTGAGCAATACTTCATCATCATTAGAAAACGAGCCACTTCCAGATAAATAAGAAATTGTAACATCAAAGAAGCTAGGCTCTTGTTCTGAGGAATTGCTTATAGTGTAAAGTGCAAATACTGTAGAGTCATTTTTCTTAGATAATTTGAAATGACCTTTCATAGTGCTTGTTGAAGCAGAGATTGTGGCTAAGAATAGAGAAAGATCTATGTTTGCATTATTTGGATTATCATCAATTATAACATGCGTAGCTGATGCAAGAGAAGCATTGTTAAATCTTATGTAGTTGTCGCCTGGATCATTGATAAAATAATTATTTGTGTCTATTTTATATTCAACTGTTACACCACCAAAGCTACCAGTTGCTCCCTGATATCCTTGGTCGCCTTGATTTCCATAATTGCCTTGATCGCCTTGTAATCCCTGATCACCTTGTGATCCCTGATCACCTTGATTTCCATGTTCTCCTTGGAATCCTTGATCACCCTGTGAACCTTGTTCACCCTGCGAACCTTGATTTCCCTGATCTCCTTGAAAACCTTGAAATCCCTGTTCTCCTTGATTTCCTTGGAATCCTTGCTCACCTTGAAAACCTTGATCTCCTTGATTCCCTTGAAATCCTTGGTCACCCTGATTGCCTTGATGGCCTTGTTGACCTTGTTCCCCTTGAAATCCTTGATCACCTTGATCACCTTGATTTCCTTGAAAACCCTGTTCTCCTTGAAATCCTTGTTCGCCCTGTTCTCCTTGATGACCTTGGAAACCCTGTTCGCCCTGATGACCTTGTATACCTTGATTTCCTTGATGACCTTGAAATCCTTGTTCGCCTAAAATCCCTTGATAACCTTGATATCCTTGAACGCCCTGATGACCTTGAATGCCTTGGTGACCTTGTAATCCTTGATTACCTTGATATCCTTGATCGCCCTTAAGACCTTGTAAACCTTGATGACCTTGTAAACCTTGATTACCTTGTGACCCCTGCAATCCCTGCAACCCCTGATTACCTTGTGGACCAACTTGTGTATACATCACTTGCATTACAGTTGCAATTACTGATGGTATAGCTGGTGCTGGAGATGTAGATGTGTTCCTTAAAAGTTGAATATTAGTATTATCAGTACTCCACATTATTTCTATATATTCATTAGCAGATGTGGTAGTAAAAAGATAATCCCAAGCAGCAACATTAAATGGGTTATTTGAAGTAACATTTACTTTTGTGGCAGAATCAGCAACATCTACGCCATTTAATTTAAACCAAATCTGTACAGTTTGTCCATTACCACCACCGCCAGAATAATATAATTGAGCAGAAAACTGTAGATCATAAGTTCCAGGATGAGCAACTTTAATCTGAGAGTTTGATTGTATAGAAACGCCATTAGCATCTGGCGTATTGTTAAATGTCATCGCATAAGCTGTAGCTGTTGAAGCAGCAGTCTGAGTTAAATCAGAATAGAAAGATCCGTAATAACCTAAAGCACCACCAGCACCAGTAACGCCCTGATAACCCTGTGGTCCAATACCACCAACTTGTGTAAAGGTTATATCATCAGTTCCAATACGAATACTTCCATCTACATTAGAACCAACACTATTTTGCAAAGAAGAAGTATTATTATTTACTGTTCCAGCTACTATAAATAGATAATCGCCATACTCAACTTGAGCAGCGATATGATTATCAAAGTCTGTTGCTCTGATGAGTTTGTATAAAGCAGATGGTCCACCAGTGGCATCAACTGTATAAATACCATTCTGTCTTGCATCAGATTGATTTTTAACTAATATTCTATCACCAACAGCTACAGCAACACTATCAACAGACAAAGCCCCATTTGTAGTGGCTTGAATATAAGCACCAACGCCAGTACCATTAGATGCATCTGCACTTCCAGCAGTGTAAGTTGGGGAATTATTAAGGGCGGTAGTTGTTGCTAAACGAGCAGATGTGTGAGCGTTTTCCGTGTTCTTTGGTCCTTGAACACCTTGGTAGCCTTGATCCCCTTGATAGCCTTGCTCGCCTTGATAACCCTGATAACCTTGGTCACCCTGTGATCCCTGATCTCCTTGATTTCCTTGGAATCCTTGATCGCCTTGATTACCTTGTTCACCTTGAAATCCTTGTTCACCTTGAAACCCTTGTTCTCCTTGAAAACCTTGATAACCCTGATCTCCTTGAATACCTTGTTCACCTTGATAACCTTGGAATCCTTGATGGCCTTGAATCCCTTGTTCTCCCTGTTCTCCTTGAAAACCTTGATGGCCCTGATTACCTTGGAAACCTTGTTCACCTTGAAATCCTTGATCGCCCTGTGATCCTTGTAAACCTTGAAATCCTTGGTTGCCTTGTTCGCCTTGAAAACCTTGTAATCCTTGATCTCCCTGATTACCTTGTTCACCTTGAAAACCTTGTTCTCCTTGAAACCCTTGATAGCCCTGATCGCCTTGTAATCCCTGTTCACCTTGGAATCCTTGATCACCTTGATTGCCTTGGAAACCCTGATCTCCTTGGAAACCTTGGTCACCCTGATTGCCTTGTAAACCTTGTTGACCTTGGTCACCTTTCTGAGCAATCAATGTCCAAAAAGTTCCTTCTGAGGGCGTATCCCCAAGATTGCCACCATTAGAATGAATGCGATACCAAGTTTGCCCTAAATAAGTTGCTATATCACCTATAGCATACGATGCACCGCCACTGTAAGCACCTGTGAAATTCCATAATGCATCTGATCCTTGATTACCTTGAGAACCTTGTTCACCCTGCCAACCTTGATAACCTTGATTTCCTTGAAACCCTTGTTCACCTTGAAAGCCTTGATTGCCTTGATTGCCTTGTTCACCTTGTAATCCCTGATTTCCTTGTGATCCTTGATCACCTTGGAAACCCTGTTCACCTTGATCACCTTGAAAACCTTGTTCTCCTTGGCCACCTTGATCTCCCTGATTTCCTTGTGAACCTTGATCGCCTTGCGAACCCTGTTCTCCTTGATCACCTTGGTCACCTTGGTCACCTTGATTTCCTTGTGATCCTTGTGATCCTTGATTACCCTGTGATCCTTGATAACCTTGTGAGCCTTGGTTCCCTTGAAAACCCTGATAGCCTTGCGAACCAACAAGACCAATAGACAGAGTAACAAAATCTTCGTTATTTATTACTCCGTATGTACTAACTAGTGTCACATTAAATATTACATAACTTCCATCTACAGTATCATTTGTTGCAGTACCATCTACGCAAGAAGTTATTTGATAAGTAACATATGTTGAAGGATTGGCTTGATGGGTTAAAGTTAAATAACCACTCTGAATACTTAAAAATAAATCATGTAGGGTAGTATTTATTCCGTATGGATTATCATCTACTTTAACCTGAGTAGCCGAAGTAAAAGGATCAGCATTAAAACTTATATAGTCATTAGTAGGATCAAGATCTGTAAGAGTTGTTGTATTTACCTTGTATGTCCAAGACAATGCAGCAATTCCACGCTCGCCTTGATCTCCCTGATTTCCTTGCGAGCCTTGTTCGCCTTGCCAACCTTGATAACCTTGTTCCCCTTGTGATCCTTGATTACCCTGTTCTCCTTGATTACCTTGATCTCCTTGATTTCCCTGTTCACCTTGTTCTCCTTGAAAACCTTGGTCGCCTTGATCTCCTTGATCACCCTGATTTCCTTGTGAGCCTTGTTGACCTTGTTCTCCTTGAAATCCTTGGTCGCCTTGATTTCCTTGAAATCCTTGTTCACCCTGCAATCCTTGGTCGCCCTGCGATCCTTGGTCGCCTTGATTTCCCTGTGATCCTTGATCTCCTTGTAAACCTTGTTCACCTTGAAAACCCTGATCACCCTGATCACCCTGTTCTCCTTGAAATCCTTGTGAACCTTGATCTCCTTGATCTCCCTGATTACCTTGTTCGCCTTGGAAACCTTGTTCTCCCTGATTACCTTGAAAGCCCTGTTCTCCTTGAAATCCTTGATTGCCTTGTAAGCCTTGGTCACCTTGAAAACCTTGGTGACCTTGTAAACCTTGATCACCCTGATTTCCTTGAAAACCTTGTTCTCCTTGAAACCCTTGATGTCCTTGGTTTCCTTGTTGTCCTTGGTAACCTTGATTACCTTGCTCACCAACTTTTCCTGCAAGACAAATTGAAAGAGTGTCGTATGTTTTAAATCCAGGACTTGAAGAATGCGTAACAACTGCAACTATATTCCCTGTTGTGGGATTATAGGAAGTTATTCGCATGTACTGTATAACATTATCAGTTGGTGCGTATACAGACAGTGTTTGTCCAGCACCAAATGATAAACCTGTTGCTATAGGACTTTGATAATAATTTTCACCAACTGTTTGAAAATAATATTCGCCTGTGTTTTGCGTAGTGCAAATTAAAGGTGTTGTACCTTGAAAACCCTGATCACCCTGTGATCCTTGGTCACCCTGATTGCCTTGATAACCCTGTTCACCTTGATTTCCTTGTTCCCCTTGAAAACCTTGTTCGCCTTGGTGTCCTTGTAAGCCTTGTAAGCCTTGTAAGCCTTGTAAGCCTTGTTCACCTTGCAATCCTTGATCGCCTTGATCTCCCTGTGATCCTTGATTGCCCTGTTCACCTTGAAAACCTTGTCTTCCTTGAAACCCTTGATGACCTTGATCACCCTGTTCTCCCTGATGGCCTTGAAAACCTTGTCTTCCTTGAAAGCCTTGATGGCCTTGCCAACCTTGATCTCCCTGATGACCTTGAAACCCTTGTCTTCCTTGAAAACCTTGGTTTCCTTGTAAACCTTGTAACCCTTGCCTTCCTTGAAATCCTTGTGATCCTTGTGATCCATTTGTTCCTTTTTCAGCAAAAATTGTCCACCAACTATTTTCCGCAGGGGTAACTCCGTCAATAGTTGATATGCAAATCCAAGACGAACCACCATATGTAACCACATCATTTACATAATATTGTGAACTAGGGTTATAGGCTCCACGAAAAGTAAGCCCAACACCAATAGACCCTTGATTACCTTGGTCACCTTGATCTCCTTGTAGACCTTGTTCACCCATTTGTCCTTGATGTCCTTGAACACCAATCATTCCTTGTAAGCCTTGGGAACCTTGAAAACCCTGTTGACCTTGCGATCCAAGAAGATCTGATGTGATAAAATTTTCACCATCAAAAAAAACGGCTTGTCCAGAGGCTGGTACTCCAGAAAAGTCATCTTGATCTTGTATTCTTGTTATGTTTCTTTGGAAATGCATATTTTATTTTCTCCAAAGATAAATACACCATCTTTTAAGTAATGGCTGGCCACTTTTTAATGGGGCAATCTTGAGTAGCCCAACTAGCTTTTATCTTCAAGTTGCACCCACACTTTGTGCATGTCCAATTTGGGCTATCTTTATTAACTTCTGGACATGTGTCACAAACATCAAGCCTAATTTTTAATTGCTCGTCTGAAACTTTTGGCATACCAGAAGCAACATGCTTAACAGCAGCCTTTGCAAAATTGGCAGCTTTTTCAAAAATATTAGGTTCTTTACTCATAGCACTCTCCTTAAGATTTTATCCTGTGCTATTGTATTAAAAAAAACGACCCCAGTAAATACTGGAGTCGCTATTTTTTTTAAAAAACATGGTCTTAGAGTTGACCAATTAGCACCCTACGGTTATCAAGAACAGCGAAGCCGTGTTCTCCGAAACCATACATGCCCATTCTACGCTGACGATGGAAAGTTGGGTCTTCAAATACTTCGATATCCTGACGAACAGGCATAACAAAGCTATCTGATTTTTCAAGATCAAGACCAACAGCAATTTCCAATTTGCCGTCAGAAAAAGTTCCGCTAAGAACATTTTCATAGTAGTCATTGTAAGCTTGACCAACACCGAGTTCATCGATGTCGTGAAGGTTTACGCCAAAAACTTTGGTCAAACCATAGTCTTGACTTACGAAGATTTCACGCCTTGTGAAATCGTCAGCTTCACCAATATCCCAACTACGAACATCTTCCATAGATTCTGGAGAGAGATATAGGTCAGTAAGCTTACCACGATTAATGGAAGTGCTATTACCACCACCATTCCTACGCATAGAGGTTTTCATAAGAGCTACAAGCCTCTTGCTGAAAACGCCATCTGTGGCAGCAGCGTCATAAACGCCAATTCCACGACCTACACCAGCAGCGAGGATAGTGTGCCAGCCATCGTTGTTCATTTTACGAACAAAGGAGGCTTCAAGAACTTGAAGAGCACGACCAACTAGATCCCAACGAGCATCCCTAGCATATCGCAAGGAGAAATCGATAGAAGAACCAACTTCGAAAGTTGGAACCATTACGAAGTCACCTTCAACATGTCGTTCTGGAATCTTGCCCTGAGAAGGAATCGTATAAGCAACGAAATCTTTTTCAGAACCAGGAGCAAGGAAATCTAATGGGAATTCAATAGATGTACCTGGCTGGAAATTGATAGGTTCAAAGATGCCACCAATGATGTCACCGTTGAGAACGCCTTGTCGCAAAGGAAGGGTTAGTGCCTTTGCAAGTTCGGCTTGAGCAGCAGTCGCATGTTCAAATTGATTGCTTCCAGACTGTTTAAGCAATTCAATCATTTCGGGTGTTGGCTTTTTCATGTTCTTATCTCTCCTTATTAGTTTGGAAGTTCAACATAAACTTTAACATAACCGTTTTCGTCTTTTGCACCAGCAAAAGTTCCAACTCTAGGAGTGGCAACTTCACCACCACTAGCGGAAACAGTTGGGGTTAACAAACCACTAACTGTCAAATAAGCCTTGTCACCAACGGTAGGGTTACCAGTTACTTTATCAGTAACAACATAACCTTTTCGAAGAAGTGGTGCTTTTTCGCCAATTACTTGTTCATCTTTGTGAAAGTTACGGTGAACCCTTGTTTGATCAATGTCAACAAAGTTTGCCAAGCTAAGGCCAGCAACCTTATAGCCCGAAGGACTACCAGATAGATAGCTGCAAAGACCTGGGGTTACAATGCCAGCACCAGAAGCAGCAGTTCCATAAATAAGAACTGTGCCTTTTTCGTGGACATCATTACAAACCAACGAAATGTCGGTTTCATTAATCAAGCGGTCTGGTTTAATTGCCATTAGATTTCTCTCCTTATGCTGTGGCGTGTTTGTCTAAACCAAAATACGAAGCAATTTGCGATGCTACTTGTCTGACTTCACTAGCCACCTCAGAAGTTGCAAGAGCAGCATCATTCTTAACTTCTGCGGTATCCAAAACGGAAATTGAGGCTTTACTAGCTGCTGGATCTTCTTCCATATTGTCTTCTTCTTGATTCTTCATATCCTTCTTTTCAGAAGGATCTTTAGTTTCAATTTCGACTTCTACTTCAGAACCAGCTTTTTTATACTCAGACATTTTTTTGTTCATGTACTCTGACTGATAGCTTACGCTTGAAGCAAAAGCTTCATCAGCAAGAGATTCTAAAGAGTTGACTACATTAATAGCCTCATCTTTATTCATGCCCATCTTTTCCATTACCATAGAAAGACGGTCATTTGCTTTTTTGTCTTTCTTCATAGTGCCAAGTTCATTGGACACAGCATCATAAGAAGTCTTGAGTTCTTCAAGCATCTTTTTAGCTTCTGCCAATTGATTGGCCATGTTTTCTTTTTCTTTGTTTAACATGCCAGATTCAGCATGAAAATCTTCAACTTTCTTATTGGCTTCAGCCAACGAAACATTGAGGTCTTCAAGTTGTTTTTGCATGTCCTCAAATTGATTCTCATTATCTTTCATTTGATCTATCTCCTTTGAAACTATAGTCTCACCTAAATGATACCCCGAATTTGATTTAAAAGCTTCTGTTTCTTGAAAAATAACACTTTCTGGATTAGCTGGCTTGCGAACAAGACCATTACCAGAGAATGTAATATTCTTTAACAGCCTACCAATTTTCATATCTTTATATACGCCATTACCGCCATAAGACCTAAGATATTTGGTTAAAAATGCTGTTTCTTCATTTCTTGCTACAACTCTAGAATTTGCACCTTCGATTATTGCATAGTCAAAAGCGGTAAATAAAGCTTCCATTGAAACAAACCATTTCCCCTGCGAAATTTCAGAAAGAATCTCATTCATTCTTTGTTGTTTTTCTGCATCTTCCCAATATTTGTAAAGAACAGCAGATGTTGCAATGTGAAATTTAGAAGGCAGTTCGTCTATTGTGATACCGTCAGGTATTTTACTGCCATCAACATTAATTGCATTGCAAGATGTTATATGGCCGATTATTTGACTTTGATCATGCTCATAATTGAAAGGCTTATCTTCTGGACTAGTTCTTGCCACCCAAACTTCTGCACGATCAAAAACATCATCGTTTTTGTTCCAACCAGTTGTAACAAGAATAGATTTTAAATAATGTAAATCTACTTGCCCTTTATTTTCAGCAATTGCTTTATAATCTGAAACCTCAAAAGGAATGCAGTCTTCTATTGCTACACAAGACGATATTGTAAGACTAGAAGAAATCTTGTCTTTTAAACCATCTTCTATTTCGGCTTTGTAAATAGCTATATTATTCATTGTTCTGTACCTCAATAGCGTTTAAAAATTTCTTCAAAAATAAATCAGAATTTTTGTGTGATACTATTTCGCCATTTTTTATAGTTTGTCTTCCATCATCGCTCACAATTTCCATTGTGTATTTATAACTGTTAGTTATATCCCTATAAATAAATATTGAAAATATGTCTTCTATTTCAGAATTATTAAAATAAAATTCCAATTTAGATTTTTTAGTATCATAATTAACAATTATTTTTGCCATTACAATCTCCTAAAATAATACACCGAAAAAAATTCAAAACAATTCTGATAAAACTCATACTACCAGAAACATAACAATTAATTGTAGTGTTTTTTGGAATATATTTTATAGGAAACGGAATCATGTTCTCTGAAATATGATCATGCTCAAAAGCTATTCTGTTATAATTAGACATTGCTGTTAAAAAATTATCTATTTTTTTAGAGGCTAAACTTCTTTTCCATATTAATTCTAATATGTTTGGATCATTTTTTTTTACAAAAGGAGGCCAATAATCTTTATTACTACATATAGCAAAACAGTTTGTGTGAAATGCATCTGGCGACCAATAAAAAACAACACCGTTTGCACCACGATTCATTTCATTTATCATTAAATCAAAACCATAATTAGTTATAATTATATCTGATGCTTGAACTATGCAGAAAGAATTTGGATAAGTCCTAAAGACATTTTCTAAACCAAGTCTTATGTTATTCGCCTCATAAAAAGTTGTTGCTACCTTTAAATTTTCTCTTGGTAAAACATGTCTTGTTATTAATAATTCTATTATTTTATCTTCAATCAATTCATTCAATAACCAATATCTACTTGGTTCTGGATCTGCCCAAACTACAAATATGCTTGGAAAATTATTTGCAAAGATACTTTTAGATTTAATATTTTTTATCGAATTAACAAATTCATAGTACCTTCTATGCAATGTTATCAGTATCACCGTTTTCATATGGCATCTCATTTACTCTGTAAATCGCTATTGATGATGCCTCAATCTTTCTTCTCATTTCAGTATTTGGTTGAGTACCTTCTTTTTCTATGTATTTTTTAGTTGCTATACTGACAATAGTTCTTATTTTTAAAGGTATTTCCATATTTGTAGATATTATTCCTTTAATTAAATCCTTGTCTACTTTTTGGTCTGCTTCAATTTGGCAGAGTATATGGAACTTTGTTTTTTCTAAGCTTTCAAATTCTTGAGATGAAAGCTCTCTAAGATTTTTTTTGTTTAAAGAAGATAAATAAGCAGCGTTAACATGCTCAGATATATTTTTTTGACAAAGCTCTGCCCATGCCATTGTATCTACTAATCTAGCAGCAGTTTTTGGAACAATGACTTTCTTTTTTCTTTTTTCAGAATCTTTAACGCCAACTGGTCTTCCTTGTCCAGAAATTCCTTTTGGACTTTGAGAATTATCTTCTGTAGTTGGTTTAGGTTGATCAATCACAGGTGCTGGAGTTTGAACATCTATACCAAAATCTTTTGGTGACATTATACCCATTTGAACCCACATCTTTTTAAGATCATCTTCAACTTGTGGATTATGCCAAGGTCCAGCTTTCTTAGGTATTTTACCACTTTCTCGTTTACGCATTTCACGCTTTCTTCTGACGGTTTCAATCTCAGGAATAAGATCAAACCTTTCTTGAATTGCTTCTTCGCTAATAAGATCACGATCCATAAGATCAATAAGCAATCTTTTTTCAGCAGCTTCATCAGAAAGTGTATGTTGGTCAAATACAATTTGGGCTGGAACTTTAAATCCCATAGCCTGTTGAACAAGCTTGATTTCTTTATCCCAAAACGCAATCATTAAAGAGCGACCATAATCAAGTCTTTCAATCAGCGTTCTTAAGCTGATATAATTATTTGAAAATCCTTGCCCTGCTGGTAAACCAGTTAAAGATGGGGGTATACCCAATCCAGCAAATATTGCATTTAAAATTGGCTTGTATTTTTCTTCGCCTAAAAAAGCTGCAACATCAGTTGATGTTTCTTTAAAATCTAATTCTGGACCCCAAATTAAATCTATTGAACCACCACCAACATTGTTCATAAGCATGTCTGCCAAACGACCTATGGCTGTTTCAGTTGGCAAAATCTTGTGTTCAAGCGAGCCTAATTTCCACACACGAATATGACTAACAGCACCATCTAATGCTGCAAGATCTGCAAGCTTCATCTTCTTAAGCATCATTAAGTCTTCAAGTATGCAATATGTCATGGGCCTTGCCCAAACTTGCCAATCATCTCTTTTATAATAAATAGCACTAGTCTTATCTGCTGGAAGAGGTAAAGCTTTACCGCCCTGAGATACAGATGTTAAACTCTGCAAAGAAATTCCAGCAACCAAATCTTTTTCAATAGTATCTTTTGGATTTTTTATTTTTTTCAGCAAAGATTCTGGAATTCTAACGCCATACCTAAATGAATTTGGCCCAAGAAATGGAACTAATTCTTCGCCAAAAACTTCTATGGTCACTGGGTTATATATGGTATATCCCCAAGGTATTTCATTTTTAGGAGATGATATTGATTCTCCAACTGGTATGTCTGCTGCTAAACCTTTTTGTAGGTTTTCAACATCTGCATTTTTTAACTTTGCAGTTGATCTCTTTACAATCACATTACCAGATCTATAAAGCATATTTAAAATACGCTCAGTTCTTTCTGCCCCATTTATTTTTGAAAACCATTCTCTATAAAAAGTTTGTATCTTTTCATTTGGATGAACAAGATCAATGCCCTGACAAGCAAATTCTGCCATCATATCTATTACATTACGAACTATGCCTATACGCTCATATGCTTGCATACATGCAGAAATAATATCTTTTTCTAAAGTAGGTATGCTTTCGCCTGGTCTAAAAAAGTCATAATCCCTACGATCAAATGATTCACGAATAGAGACATTTCCGGGTAATATATTTTGAAAAGCTGTGCCAGCCTTAGAAGTATGATGAAGTGAATCAACATACGCAGATTTTGCAAATGCTGCCTCTTTTGATTTTGGATCATTTTCATCCCAAGTAACAAATAACGGTTTTTCTTCTGACATATTTCACCTAATCTGATTGTAATCTGATTACTCTAAAATATTATTACACCTTGTAGGGATAACTGTACCATAACTAGCACTATTCTTCGTAGCTTGTTTAAACCATTCTGGACCAATATACATAGGTCCACCATTGTTCTTAGTCTCTACAGATGATGCAAAACCACCAGCTTGTATATATTCTTCTTGAACTTCAATCCTTTGAAACATTCTTCCAACCATGTTTGCCATCAAAAGAGCAGAATACCTATCTTTCCTAATCCTGCTTTTTTTACCATCAACATCTCTACTTTCTGGAGTATCCCAACGATCTCTTCCAGCAACAGTTTGTGTATGAACGATGCTGGCCAATTCGTCTTTTAACTCTTCTATATCCATAACACAATCTTCTAGCGTATCATACAAATTTGTTAAATCTTCTTTTCTTCCAGCAGCAATATCTTCTTCTTCTGCAAGAGTTATTGATACTGGATCAAAGAATGGGAAAAGTAAAACTTTATCTTCCATATCTTTACGAAGACCATGATTAGCCTCTAAAACCCAATTGCCATCTGCAAAATTAATCATTTGAAGAATATGCTCACCACGCTTATCATCTGTGTCTTTTGATTTGTTGGCTTCTATAACTCTATATATTGGTGATTCTGCCTCATTAATTCTATTTGGGTCTTGTAAACCTTCCTCTATGGCAACACCGCCACCTTGACTATCAAGTGCTATTCTCACCATATTCGGAAAGGCTTTTGTTAAATCCCTGATTTTTCTACAGCAGTAACTGTAAAAATCTTTTTCTTTTGCAATACCCTTGTTCATTTTTTGTTTAAACGCACTTCTATTAGTTGTCCAACAGTAAACTATTCTTCTATGATCTGCATGTAAAGCCAACACAATTACAGCAAAATTATCTCTTTCAGAAGCTGGATCGATTGCCATAACATGTTGTACAGAGCCATCACCAAGTAAAGAAGCATGGAAGACTATTTCTCCATCTGCTAAACTTATTGGGCTTTCTGGCTTTCCAACAATACAAGATTCAATTAAACTTCGTTTAAAAAAACCATCAGAATCAGTAGCAAATGTAGCACCATACTCGATTAGATAATTCGCTTTCGTACTATTTATTCTAGCAGATGTTATCTGTTTGGCATCCATAAAACCAACAGGAAGTATTTCTACTGGAAGTCTTATTATAGAATAATCTCTCCAGTCAAACCCAGTTGGTATTGCCCCTTGAAAAATTTCTTCTAGAGCCTTTTTTTCGCCATTGCTTTCAATTATCCTTTTATAATTCGCCCATGTTTTATAGAAGTGATTAAAAGAATAGTAGGCAGTACCAGCAACAATGTTCTGGTTGCTTCTAAGTATTTTGCTTTCCTGTGCTTCATCTTCATCGGTCCAAACACCAAGCTGTTTCATCAATCTTATTTTTGCTTGCCTATGAACTTTCTCACTTGGATTAGATGCTACGCTAGAAAAACCTCTTACCACATTTTGATAAATGTCTTCTCTAATAGAAGCGAACTCGTCACAAACTGTATAGTTAGCTCTTTGACCTCTAATCTTTTCACCTGTTCCCAATGGCAATGCCATAGCAACACTTTCACCAACAATCATTTCACATCTATCTATATCTCGTCTTGGGCCTTGATCTCTATTATTTCTTCCTTTACCAACACCACATATATCTCTATAGATAACGCCATTCGCCCATAGACCTTCCATGTATTCAAATATAACTTTACTCTGCCTAAATACTTTGCCTATGATTGCAATCTTACAACCCTGAGTAAACAAAAGTCTGAGCATAGAGTATAATGCAAGAATATAACTTTTACCCGCACCACGACCAGCGATGATCATTGGGAATGGCCTTTTCCAAAGCTCTTTAAGTATAATGTGCTGAAAAGGAAATATGTCTATCCCAAACAAAAGCTTGCATGTAAAAGGAAAGTAGTCTGGATTTCTCATAACTTTTAGCAAGTAAATGTCTAATCTTTCCATGTCCGATTTGGAAATGTTTTTTAATGGATGAATATTTGTTAAAGGCAAATCAACTATTTTTTGAATATCGTTGATATCAGTCAATGGGCTAACAGCAAGCATTTCTTGCTCAGATAGCATCCATGCCCGATCAATTATGCTCTTTAATTTCTCTTGGTCCTTCATTTTCAATCACTCTTTTAAATATTGATGAAGCAACAGTTTGCCCATGATTTTCTGCAAAGATAATTTTAACCTTATGCTTAAGTTCTATTTCAATTAATCTTTTAAGTAAGAAAAACGGATTTAATTTTACACTCTTCATCTTATAGTATGGTATTCCAGAACCTTTAGGGTATTTAATTAAATCATCCATAGAAAACTCTAAGATCATAAATGCATATTTAAAAGACTCCATTCTTTCTAGTTCTCTTTCAAATCTATCTTCAACTAAATTTGTTGCCAATTCTGCAATAGAACCTTTTCTTTCTATGGTTAATATATCTTGATATCCCTCTATGGAATAATCACCAGTCTTTAGTGTTCCAGATACAGTTCCATCGCAAGCTTTTGCTGGCATAAAAGTCCAGCCATTTTGCTCTCTAGTATCTCTAATTACTTTATACTTTGTGTCCATCTATATCGCTTTCGACCATCTCTTTAACAAGAAGATCAAAATTATAACCTGGTTTCCACTTAAGGGCTTTTACTGCCTTTTTTGATATTCCACGAAGAGCATCAACCTCAAATGGTCTTTTTAATGTTGGATTTAAAGCAACATGCTTTTTCCAATTTCCCAAATCTGCATGTTTAAAAGCAGAGTTTAAAAAATCTTCTACAGAGTAAGTACACCCAGTAGACACTACAAAGTCATGTGGCGAATTTAATTGAAGCATCAAATACATTGCTTCAACATAATCTTTTGCATGACCCCAATCACGCAAAGAGTCTATATTACCAAGCTGCAACTTTTCTTTTGTCTTCCCATTTTTATATCTTCCTATCCAAGATGTTATTTTTCTTGTGACAAACAATTCACCACGCCTTGGCGATTCATGATTGAAGAGTATGCCCGAACAAGCATATAAGCCATAAGACTCTCTGTATATTTTTACCAAATTGTGGGATGCCAGCTTCGCAACCCCATATGGCGAATTAGGTATCATTGCAGTGAGTTCGTCTTGAAAACAATTCTTGTCAATAAAATCTTCTCTGCTAATAGCAGTTTTAGACTCAACCCTAGTACCATCAATAGGACTAAAGTAAGAGAAACAGGAACCATACATTTCACTCGTAGAAGCCTGATAAAATCTTGAAGATTTTGAAAAGTTTAAAATTCCATTTAAAACATTCAATGTTCCCATCAAATCTACATCAATCGTGTAGTTCGGTTGCGTAAAAGAATCGCCCACATGACTCTGTGCTGCCAAGTTGTAAATTTCCGCTGGATTACTCTCGGCTATAGTGCTGAAAACGAAAGATTGATCACATATGTCGCCCCTGACCATAGTGAATCGTTTGTGTTTTAAGCATTTTTCGAGTCTATTCGTATTATCT